CCAGATTGCATAGAAGCTAGAGTTGTTAACTCTGCATCTGCTATTTCAGATGTTGTAACTGAGTTAGCTGCAAGGTGCGAAGCATCTAAAGGAGATCCAGCTATAAGTGATTTAATTTCACTAACTGTCTGGTCTGCTGTAGCTCCAGTTTCTATACTATTTAATTTTGTATGATCTGCGTCAGTAAAGACGTTTGAATCACTAGCAGCTTCTACGGCTGCTCTAATCTCTGCATTTGTCTGATCTGCTGTTGCACCAGTTTCTATGCCATTAAGCTTAGTATGATCAGCATCAGTAAATACATTACTATCGGAAGCACTTTCTACAAGGGTTCTTATTTCTGCTGCTGTCTGGTCATCTTTTGCATTAGTTTCTACTGTGTCTAATTTTGTTCCATCAGCTGCTACGTCTCTACCATCTACAGTTCCTGAGACGGTTATGTTTCCTGTTACTCCTAAGTTACCAGTAGCACCGGTTCCAGTAGTAACTATATTTTGTGAGCCAAAGTTAGGAGATACCTTAGTACCCGCAATGGCAGCTGACGCATTGATGTCAGCATTAACAATAGTATTGTTTTCAATTTTAGTACTGTTAACAGCACCGTCTTTTATATCAGTTGTCCTTATTATTTGGGACTGTGCTTCTTGAGTTGAATATAAAACCTGTGTTTGGTTGTTATTTAGATCAACAGCACGAATTGAAGATCCCGCTGCATAAGTTGCTTGAGCAGTGTCAACATTAGTATTTCTATAAATATGTATAATAACACCGCTTCCAGGAGCTGAGTTAAAGACAATATTTGTATTAGAAATGGTGTAGTCATTATTTGTTTGACCACTTGAATTTTCAGT